CAGCTGTACGCCTACTGCTACATGACTGACGCCAACGGCAAGGTGCTCGAAGAGGAGACGTTCAAGCAGCCGTTACGGCTCGACAAGCGGGACATCGCAGACGAGGCGGATGACTGCTACCGCTCGGTTTGGGATTGGCTGAACGACACCGTAAACGTGACGCCGCTGCAAGGCACCGACAACGACGAGGCAGAATCAGGTGAGGAGGACACGCCGTGAACTACGAAGCCACACCCGCCGAGCTCGACAAGTACGGATCGAACCTCAACATCTGGCAGCAGATCCAACTGCTCTCGGCTTGGTCGCCACTCATTGGCTACGGCCAGCGGTTCATCAATGAACTCGACCCGTACAAGCGAAGCATCATCGTCGGCGAGGCGTGCGAGTGGCTCGCTGCTAAGACCAAGAGCGTGGCCGACGATCAACTTGTGCGGCTGTTGTCTGACGTGCTGCGGACGAAGGAAGGCGAGTCGCTGGTGCGGTTCCTGGTGCTGCAAGTCGAGGGCCGCAAGTGAATGGCGAAATCGCATTTCGTGCCGGTGCCGTCGCTCTGGCGTTGGTTCTGGCGCTGGCTCCGCACCGGCAGCAGATCGCCGACGCGGCGGGCCGGCTGTACGCCGCCGGCAAGTCCCGCTCCGGGTTGATCGGCCGCTTTGCCGCCATCGCCCTACTGATCGCCGCCGCGTGGGGCAAGGTGCCGCTGCCGCAGCTGCCTGCCAGCCCAGTGGCTCCTGTGACCGTCGAGACACCGAGTGCCGAGATGCAGACGTTGGTACAGCCGATTGCCGATGCCCTTCGTGGTGCCTCGCCTGTGGACCGTGCCTTGTGGGCCGAGGTCTGGACGAAAGCGGCGACGGTAGCCGCCGGAGACGCGGTCACGACCGAGGTGGTGTTCACCGACACTCGCAGCCTGCGGGCGTTCACGGCTCTTGCCATCGACATCGCGTGGCGGCGGATCGGGCAGCATGTGCCGGGCGGTAACGAGCCGCTGCGGGCCGCCGTGGAGGCCGCCTACGCGGTCGCTGTGGGCAAGGACGCCCTGCCGGTCACGGCTGACCTGCGAGCCCGCTACGTGGCGTTCTGTCGTGCCGTGGCATGGGCCGGCGTCGGGAGGGGCTGACGCATGGCCGAGCACGGCATGGGCTACGTGCCCGATCCCGAGGGCGCCGAGGCGTTCGTGGCAACGCTTCCGCATCCGACGCTCTCGACGGCCGGGCCTGACCTGCAGGCCGCCGGCCAGGACGTGATGCTCTACCCTGCCCTGCTGGCGTGCTCGCCGTCGTGGCGTCGCGGCTCGCAGGGCAACGTCGGTTCGTGCGTAGGCTGGGGCGCGAGCTTGGCGGTGGACGTGCTGGCTGCGTGCGACATTCACTGGCGGAAAGATGCGGAGACGTGGGCTGGCCGCACAATCGAGTCCAGTTTGTACGGATTTTCGCGCGTGGAAAGTAGGGGCCTGAAAGTCAACACCGGCGGCGACGGGTCCACGGGCTTTCACGCTGCGAAGGCCATCCGTGACTTCGGCTGCCTGCACTACGGCGTTGACTACGGCGGCACCGTAGTACGCGAGGAAGGCAAGCAGGCCCGCGACCGAGAATGGGGCCGCAACGGAGTGCCCAACGTGCTCGAGCCGTTTGCCAAGGAGCGGCGGTGCAGCGAGACGACGCTCGCCACCAACTTCAACGAGGCGGCGGCTGCCATCAGCAACGGCTACCCGGTTGTCGTGTGCAGCGGCCAGGGCTTCAGCATGACGCGGGATGCAGACGGCTTTTGCAAGGCCGGCGGCGTCTGGTGGCATTGCATGTGCCTGATCGGCGTCCGATTCGGCAAGCGGCCCGGCCTGCTCTGTGCTAACTCGTGGGGCGACTCCAATACCACGGGAAAGCACTTTCCTGCCGACATGCCCGAAGCGGTGCGCAACTGCTCATTCTACATTGACGCTGACGTGTGTGACCGGATGCTGTCGGGCCGTGATTCCTACGTCTACGCCGGCTACAGCGGCTTCAAGCCGACGCAGATGCCCGACAACTGGCTGCGGGGGATTCTGTGATGCGATTCCTGGTCGCACTCCTGGTCGTGACCGCCGGCTGCGTTGCCACGCTGCCGAGCGACCACGGCATCACGGCAGACATCGCGTGCGAGACCTCGCGGATGGTCGTGCAGATGCGGCAGCAGATCCCGCCGACGCCTACGCCGCCCAGCGACGGCAAATGCCAGAACTGCGACGGGCGTGGCTACGTCGGTGATGGCACGGTCAAGGTGACTTGCCAGCCATGCGGCGGCACGGGCCGCGAGCCACAGAGCGTATGCGTGGAGGGCTGCCGTGACGCTCGCTGACCTGCAATCGCACGTCTACCACGAACTCCCAGTGCTGCAACGCACCGTAACAGGGCGTCGCATTGTGTATCGGCTCGTTGCATCCGCCGTGCGGCACTGGCCCGGCATGGTGCTGCGGCAATGCGACGCCGGCGAGGCCAACGTAGTGGGCGTGCATTTCGGGCGGCAGCTCGAGCGGATCGCCCGCCGCGAATACGGCATGGGCATCATCCTCACGCTGGTGCTGTCTGCCCTCATCTCCGAGGTGGTCAAGATTCTCATCCGCTGGTGGATGGAGCGGCAGGAGAACCAGACCGCGATGTATGCCATGACGCACAGCATGCGAGGCAGCCATGACTGAGGCAGCAAGGGACACGATGTTCGGCATCATGGAGCGATGGGGATTCCCTGTGCTCGTCGCCGTGGCGGCAGGCTGGATACTGCGGAACGACGTGTTGCTGCCTCTGGTAGAAGAGCACAGGTCGTTCGTGAAGCAATTGAGCGAGACGCAGCGCGACATCAGCCAAGCCGTGGCCGAGCAAACTCGGCTGCTGTACGCCTTGCAGCCGAGCCGAAAGGTTTCGCCACAGGAGTAGTGCCATGATCGAGCACATCATTCTCACGCTACTCATGATCGCAGTATTCTTCCTCGCACTCCGGGCCAGATGAAATGTCAATGAACAACCGGCTACTGCGGCCCAGAGCCAGCGGATTCGACCCGCGGACGATCCCGAATCTGGGCATGTGGCTGGACGCGAGCAGCGACGGCAGCCTGACACTCAACGGGAACACCGTCAGCGAGTGGCGCGACCTGTCGGGCAACGGGCGGCATGTCGCGCAGGACACCGCCGCGTCGCAGCCGAATGCGGTGAACCGCACGCAGAACGGCCGTCGCGTCTTGGACTACACGGGCGGCCAAGAGATGCTCGGCAACGCCGCGACGCTGGGGTTTCTGCGAAACGTGAGCGGGGCGACGATCATCGCGGCCGTCAAATGGGACTCGCTGTCCACGGCTTCACTGGGCTATACGGCCGTAATCTTTTCGACTGGAGCCAATTCCACGCAGGCCCGCGCCTTTCTTGCCTCTGTTGCTCCGGTAGTAAACAGTTTGTCGGTTGGCGGTCGCAGGCTGGACGCCGATTCATTTGCCCGGGCAAACGGCACAGGGACGACCAATCCGAGGATCGCGTCGGCCGTACTCGACTACGCCAACTCGGACGCATTCGTCTACGCCGAGGGTTCGCTCGTCGGCAGCAACACGTCGTTCCAGACCGCCGGTAACACCTCCGACACCGATAGCCTGGCCGTCTCTGTCGGCGGCGGCAACGGCACGAGCCTCATGGACGGCTGGATCGGCGAGGTACTGGTGTGGCCCCGCGTGCTCACCAACGCCCAGCGGTTGCAGGTTGAGCGATACCTCGGGCGCAAGTGGGGCATCACCGTTGCATGATGAGATCATTCCGCTCCACGTCCGCAGTGTACGCAAGCATCTGCGCCCAGTTGGACGCCGCATACGGCTATCCGAATGCGGCGACGAAGACCGCGCGGACGCTGCCGCTGGTGGCGGACCTGCCGAGCGACGATCAGGGGCGCGTGTACCTATGCATTTCGGCAGAGTATTGCGCCTACAACCTGCCAAGCGAAATGCTCCCGCAACTCATTGCCAGCGGTGCCGTTGAGGAGATCACCGCCGAGCAGTACGCGGCGATGCTGCCGCCAGGCGACTGACCGCAAACTGCACGATACGCCCCGCCGCAGCGTACGCTGGACGTAGGCCACGATTCGGGCACCACCCGAGCCATACCAGGAGATGACGATGAGCGACTCGATCATCACGCGTAAGTGCCGCGACCTCGACATCACCCTGCACACCGCCACGAGCTTGGCCACCACGCTCGACATGCGTGACGTAGCCGGGGCTGTCGTGTCGTTTGGCACGATGGGCACAAACGCCAGCACGCTCCAGATGTGGGTGAGCCACTCGAGCACCGGCACCTTCCGCCGACTATTCAAGACGGACGGCAGCGTCTGTGACCTGACCCTGTCGGCCTCGAGCACGGATGGCCGGGCCTACTCCCTGCCGGATGAAGTGTTCGGCACCGAGTTCCTGAAGATCGTGAGTGCCACGACGAACAGCACTGGCACCACGGGTGTGGTGATGTTCAAGAGCTGATGCCGCAGCGGATCCCAACCCACAGGCCGCTGCGTCTGCGTACCGCCGCAAGGCGTGACGAGAGCGGACGGCCCAATGCGGCACAGCGTGGATATTGCGACAAGGCGCACCGCCGGTGGCGTCAGGCAGTCCTGACGCGGGATGGGTTCGCGTGCGTGGATTGCGGACGCATCGACCAGGCGAACCATGCCGACCACGTCGTGCCGATTGCTCAAGGCGGCGAGCGGTATGACATGAGCAACGGTGCGTGCCGCTGCTCGGCGTGCCACGCACGCAAGACGATGCGTGAGCGTGGCGAAGTGTTGCAAAATGCAACAAACCGGGGGCGGTCGGCATCATAGGGGCCTGCGCGGATACAAACCCCACGGTTGCCCCACGCACGCGTGGCCGAAATAAACGGCCCCTGGTGGGCCTGGCGTTTAGCCTCTGGCGAGCCGCCAGCGTCATCGGGTGTACAAGCCACCTCGAAACGGCTGGCGTCCTGCGTGATTCTGTGCGTTCGCGGCCCTATTTGCTCGCCTCCAAAAAGTGCGTTTTGCACTATATTTTCAGGCACGAAACGCATGCCGGCGGCATTGCAAAACCGATGAGTAGATGCCTACGATTGGGCATCCTCAAGGAGTTCCCGCATGTCGCTGTCTGTCGCTTGTGATGCTGATCTTGTTGGCCTGTTCGAGCACGGTGCGGCGTGCGTGAAAGTTGGCCGCCGCAGCAAAAGGCCGCTCGGCATTGCGTGGCATGAGTCCGCGACAACGTCGCCCGATGTGGTCGCCGAGTGGCTGTCATCCGGCTATAACGTTGGCCTGCTCTGCGGGCATGGCGGCCTGGTCGATGTCGAGTTTGATGACGCTGCTGGCCTCAGGATCGTGAAGCAACTCGGACTGCTGAACGCCGACACGCCGACGTATACAAGCGGCCGTGGCGAGCACCGCATTTTCCGCCTGGCTGATCCGATTCCTGAGTGCGGGTGGCGAAAGATCGGCGGCTATGAGGTGCGTTTCGGCGGGCTTCCGACCCAGTCGGTGTTGCCGCCTTCGCGGCATCCTGACGGCATGTGGTACTCGTGGACGAAGTCGCCGTGCGACTACGCACCGGCCGTTGTGACGCTGGCCCAACTTGGCCTGGAGGATGCGTGATGCCCGTGCTACTTGCGAAGACGTGGGCCGGTTCCGATCCGGCTGGCTGGTGGATGAGTGAGAAGCTCGACGGCGTGCGGGCCGTGTGGGATTGCCGCACGCTCGCCACGCGTTCTGGCCAGGAGATCCACGCCCCGCAGTGGTTCCTCGACGGCTTGCCGGCTGGCGAGCCGTTGGATGGCGAGCTCTGGATCGGCCGAGGCAAGTTCCAGCAGACAGTCGGCGTCGTGCGGTCGCATGGCGGAGGCGACGAATGGCGGTCCATCCGGTTCGCGGCGTTTGATGCCCCGATGTCGCTGGGCGGGTTCGAGGATCGGCAGGCTGCGTTGCGTGACGCGATCGGCAATCGCGGTCTAGCGTTTGTGCTGCCGCAGATGCGGTGCGAGAGCCAGGCCCACATGCTCGAGGAGCTCGCCCGCGTTGAGGCAGTAGGCGGCGAGGGGCTGATGCTTCGCCAGCCGGCCAGCCGCTATGAGCGGAAGCGAAGCGGCACGTTGCTCAAGGTCAAGACGTTCCACGACGCCGAGGCGACGGTGGTCGGCTACGAATCCGGCACCGGCCGCAATGCGTCTTGCGTTGGTGCCTTGGTTGCCCAACTGCAAGACGGCACGGAGTTCCGCGTATCGTCAGGGCTGACGGACGCGCTGCGTCGTGATCCGCCAGCGGTTGGCACCGTGTTCACGTTCAAGTACCAGCAACTGACGGACGCCGGCGTGCCACGGTTCCCGTCGTTCTATCGCGTGGCGTAATGGGTAAGGGCCGGAAGCCTACGCCTAAACCGATTCTTAAGCTCCGAGGGGCTCGCGTTAGGGGACCGCATAAGAGCGGAATTGAAGCCCCTGCTGGCATTCCCGAGCCGCCTTCGTACCTGTGCGAGATCGGCCGTGCTGAGTGGCAGCGGATCGTGCCAATGCTTGAGGCGTCGAAGGTAATGAGCATGCGGCACCAGCACACGCTGGCCGCGTACTGCGACGCCCTGGCGGACATGGTGAAGGCCGAGGCGGAACTGAAGCAGCACGGGGCCACGTTCATGGACGATAAGGGTAGGGTGATGAATCACCCGGCCTGGTATCGCAAGAAGGACGCCCGCCTGCACATGCTGCGTTTTGCAGAGCAGTTCGGTTTGACGGCGTCGGCCCTGGCGAGAGTCTCAGCCGTTGAGCAAGCAGCGTCGAGCGACGACGAAGACCGCCTCATGTTCGGCTGAAAAGCCGTGCAATGCGTGCTCGTCTTGCCTCGCGGTACGGTTCTTTGAGAAGCACCTGACGCACGCCAAGGGCGAGCTCGGTGGTAAGCCGTTCCTGCTGCAGCCGTGGCAGCGTGACTACCTGCGGGCATTGTTCGCAGAAGAGAACGGCCGGCGAAAGGTTCGCACGTCGCTGCTGGCCATTCCTCGCAAAAATGGAAAGAGCACGCTGGCGGCCGGAATCGCTTTGCGTTGCATGCTCGAGGACGAGCCTGGGGCGGAAGTCTACTCGTGTGCCGCCTCAAGGGACCAGGCCAGGCTGGTGTTCGACACCGCACGCATTGCTGTCGAGCAGTCGCCAGTGCTGCGGCAGCACCTGAAGGTCTACCGCAACGCCATCGTGCGTGAGTCAACTCATGCCACGTACAAGGCACTTTCCGCCGAGGCTGGGATTCAGCACGGCCTGTCCGCTCACGCCGTGATCTTTGACGAGCTCCACGTAAGCAACCGGGAGATGTGGGAGGTGATGCTGTCGAGCCAAGGGGCGCGACGCAACCCGCTCACGGTCGCACTCACGACAGCCGGGCACGACAAGAAGTCGGTGTGCTGGGAGGTTTGGAAATACGCCGAGGCAGTCAGGACCGGTGCAATCAAAGACGAGACGTTTCTGCCGGCGATCTACTGTTCGCCGCCAGACTCAGACTGGCGTGAAGAAAGCACCTGGGCGATTGCCAATCCCAATCTCGGCGTCTCGGTAAAGCGTGACTTCTTGCGTAGCGAGTGCCAGCGGGCAATTGAGATGCCCGCATACGAAAACACTTTCAAGCAGCTGTACTTGAATTGCTGGACAGAGCAGGACACGCGCTGGATCGGCATGCACAACTGGGCCAAGGGCAACCAGCCCTGCCCGGTTGATCTCACTGGCCGCGCGTGCTTCGCCGGGCTCGACCTGGCCACGACATTCGACACCACGGCCTTCGTGCTTCTCTTTCCGCTAGACGATGGAACCTTCTGGGTGCAGCCGCACTTCTGGGTGCCGGAAGAGAACCTGCAGCAACGCGTGAAACGTGACAAGGTGCCGTATGACGTGTGGCAACGGAAGGGCTTGCTGCACGTCACGCAAGGGAACGTCACGGACTATTCGGCAGTCCGGCGTGACATCGTAGAGCTCGCCAAGCGGTACACGATTCGACAGATCGCGGTTGACCGCTGGAACTCAACGCACTTGACGCAGCAACTTCTGCAAGAGGACGGGCTCCCGGTCGTAGGTTTTGGGCAGGGATATGGAGCCATGTCGGCCCCATCGCTCCAGGTCGAGGCGTGGATTGTCGGCGGCAAACTGCTTCACGGTGGTCACGAAGTGCTTACCTGGCAGGCCGGAAATGTGGCCATTCAGACAGACGGGCAAAACATCAAGCCGAGCAAGCAGAGAAGCCACGAGCGAATTGACGGCATCGTGAGCCTGGTGATGGCTGCCGGCGTGCATGCCACTTCGACAACGCCCAGCCAGAACTGGGACATCATCACCCTATGAACGAAAACGCCGTCGCTGACTACAAGATGTTCGACCTGCGTGGCATCGACTGGCCCGAGGTTTCTTCCAGCCGTACGCCGTCTGGCGTTCGCGTCAACGCTGACAACTCGATGGCTTGCTCGGCGTACACGGCCTGCATCCGGGTGATCTCTGACGCCGTCTCTGCCCTTCCGCTCCACGTCTTCGAGCGGCTCGCCAACGGTGGCAAGCAGAAGGCCACGAGCCACCCCGTGTATCGCCTGCTGCACATGCAGCCCAACCCGTGGCAGACGGCCCAAGAGTTCCGCGATTGGATGACGGGCATGTACCTCCACTACGGTGCGAGCTACGCCGAGATCCGCCCAGGTGCTCGAGGTGCGGTCTCGGAGCTGTGGCCGTTGCACTCGTCTCGGATGGAAGCCGAGCGGCTTGAAGACGGAACGCTGCGGTATCGCTACCGCGAGCCGAGCGGCCGGCAGACGGTCTACAGCCAAGAGCAGATCTTCGCCCTGCGATTCACGACCGAGGACGGCATCAAGGCGATCCCCACGTACAAGATTTTCCAGAACGCCATCGGGCTGGCTCAGGCGTTGGAGGCCCACGGCAGCACGTACTTCGGCAACGGTGCCCGGCCCGGCATCGTGCTGGAGAGTGACAACCCCATACCGGCCGAGGCAGCCGAGCGTCTGCGTGAGCAGTGGGAGCGGATGCACAGGGGGCCGGATCGTGCACACCGCACGGCGGTCTTGCCGAATGGCGTGAAGGCTCACGAACTCAGCGGCAGCAACGAGGCGGCCCAGTTCCTTGAGACGCGGCAGTATCAGGTGATCGAGATTTGCCGTGCGTTTCGCGTTCCTCCACACATGATCCAGAGCCTGGAACGCAGTACATACAGCAACATAGAGGTGCAAGGCACCGAGTTTGTGCAGCACTGCCTGCTGCCGCATCTCAAGCGGTGGGAAGCCGCGATCAGCCGTGACCTCATCGTGGATGACGAGCGGTATTTCGCCGAGCACAGCGTCTCGGGCCTGCTCCGTGGCGACCACGCGAGCCGGTCTGCCTACTACGTCTCGGCCCTGCAGAACGGGTGGATGACGATCAACGAGATCCGCGAGCTTGAGAACCTCAACCCAATCGGGCCGGAAGGCGACAAGCACTTCGTGCAGTTGAACATGACCACGCTGGACAAGGTGGGCCAGGAGCCGCCGGCCCCGGAGCCGATGCCCGAGCCAGCCGTCGAGGTTGAAGACACGCCGGCCGATGACGCCGAAGACCAGGCCGAAGAGGAGGACGCGACCGATGGAAATTGAACGCCGCGACTTTGCGTTTGAGGACGAGCACGAACTGATCGTGGAAAGCCGTGCCGATGGCCGGGCCGCGATCATCGGCTACGCCGCCGTCTACAACCGTCTTTCGCTTGACCTTGGCGGGTTCAAAGAGGAGATCCTGCCGGGCGCGTTCGACAAGATCCTGAGCCGCCAGCGAGGCAAGGGCGACGTGGTGGCCCTGTTCAA